GTTTATTAAATCTAATTCTGTTTCTCTTGTTAACACATTATAAGAATATTTATTTATTCTATAATAATTGTCTTTTATTTTTAAAATATCGTTTAGCTCTATCTTAGTTATTATGTTTATAGGAAGGTAGCCCGTAAATTTATATTCTCTTTTTTTAACATTAAAAACGCTATCTATATATGTTTTGTAATGATTGCTATATAGGTTTTTAGACATAAATACGTTAGAGAATACGTTTTGCTCTGCTGAGAATGTAGTGCTATAATCAGGAGACTCTAATGTATTTCCATGCAAAGGAACGTTGTATCTGTTTATTGTTACAGAAGTATTGTCGCTATTTAAAAAGCCTATTTGTTTTACGTTTGTGCCTCGCTCACTATTTGCTACGTAGTGTATTAATGGTTTGGTATCTGTCGGCTCTCCTGCCTCATCGGTTACTCTTCCGTAAATTACTGTACTGTCTATTCCATCTACGTTGTCCGATAGCTTTTCAAATAAAACCTGCTCAAATGGCAGCTCCAACTTAAAGGAAGTACCATCTATTTGCTCGCTAGTAGGGTCGTTCGGATTTTCTCTTACTATTAAATCTTCATCTCCAAAATACCTACCATTTATTTTATTAAACAATATATTAGCTATGGTAGATGGCTCTTGAAAGTTAAAACTAATTTCGTTAAATATAGTACCTCTGTTTACATTGTACTTATTAAAGTCTATATATTTTGTAACATCAAAAACATCACCATCTTCGTAGTATTTATTTAAGGTATTAATATAGTAAGAATTTTCATCAGTAGGAATAACTACTAATTTAAACATACTAAACAACCCTTTTAAAAAATCTATTATAGATATATCAGGCATTTCGTTTTCGATAATAAACTCAGCATCTATGTTATTAAAGCTAGAGTTTGCAATACCTACAATAGTAACTATCGGTGTAAATTGGTCGTGCGTAAATTCTGCGCTATACTCGAAATCCTCCGCAGATTCTAATTCAAAATAAACTCTTTGTGGCTGAAAACCCTGCTCGCTTTCATAACTAAAAGAACCATTAAAACTATTGCCAAATTCTATATCTTTAGTATATCTTAATTCCTCGTTTTGAAACATCTTAACAGTATAGGGTACAGATTCAAAACCCGACAAAGGAGTGATTGTTATATTACCTGTCCAACTCGCAAAAGCAATATTAGTATCACAAGGAAACGTTGCTATATTAGTATCGAGATTCATAAAGCTATCGCTATCTTTAGAATCAAAATCAACTATTTTAGACTTTCCTAGTATTTTTTTTTCGTTTGAATTATTTACCCATAAAAACAATTCTTTAAATTCGTCAGTATTAAAGAAATCTCGACTAAATGTAATGCCAGTCTTTACTTCTATCGCCTCTATTATAGGCAGTAATTTTAAAGATGGTCGCATATCGCTCCAATCAATACCATTTTGTGAGCCTGCTACGTAGGATATATTCCTCAGTTTATCGGTGTTTGCATCCGTTCGCCCATCCTCAACAAAGTATTGTTTTTTAACTATCGGAGTATAAACTAAATCGCCATTAAACAAACTGCTAACTAATCCTATTTTAATAGTATTATCATCATAGCTATGGTTGTATTGAGATAGGTCTAAATCTTTTAATTTGTAGTCTCTTGCAGCTTTTTTAATACCAATAACACGACCCGAAAAATTAACGTTGTAAGATGTAGCCCTTTGCTTTTCTATATTAACCTTTGATAGTTGTACGAAACCTTCTTTAAATATAATACCATCCAATAGAATGACAGCCTCTTGTTTTTTTCTAGCATCAAAAGAGTTATCTAAATTAGCATCGTACCAATGTTTGAAAAGTCTATTGTTTTTTCTAGATGCGGGTACTGTAAAATTCCTAGTAAATGTATTTTTATTCTTAGATATATCTTTAATATCTACGACAGAATCTATAATAGATATATTTTCATCTTTAAATAAATCTATCTTAGTGCCTAATATTTCTAGTGTTGCTATCATTTAGATATTATTGATTGCGTTGTAAGAATATTCGAAGTCAATATCGTATTGAATTAACCTATCTATTGTTTGAGTTTTATAGTTTATAGTTTTGCTTTTTACATTTAACGGAATGTAATTAGAATTTTTATATTGCCATACCTCCTCACTAAGTAGCAACTGCGTAAAAGTATCATTCATTGATTCCTCGACCCATCCCGATTGAACGTTAAAACCCTCTCGACCTTGTACGTTAATAGTTTTGAATTGGTGCGCTCCATCTATTGGTTGCCCCATCACACTTTCATAAGTTTTATTTGTAACTTTCAAATCAGACTTAAATTCTTTAAAGAATGTTAAAGATTGCAAAGCCCCAAACTTATTTCTAAAGATTATATCAACAGGAGTGTGTTTATACTCGTCTTCTATTATTAAAGATACCTCGACACCATCAACTAATATTATTATACTGGTATCTGTTTGAGCTGCGCCAATCTTTAGCCATAGGTTTTGTACAGATTCCCCCGATAACTGATTCGCTAATATAGCAGTCGGGTCTACCCTGACCTCCCTTTCAGGATAGGAATCCACAGAAACCGAGGGGACTGTATTGTTTGGTGTGTATATTGGTAATAAGAAAATACCATTTCTACTGACTCTAAATTCTCTACCTGTTGCCATTATATTATCAGGTACATCAGTAATATTTTCGCCCTCTAATCCGTATGAATACCCCCTATTAAATAGTTGCGTAGTAGCATAAGCAGGAGGCTCAAAACTATCGGGAGTATCGGGAGTAGTGTAGTATAAGACTTGACTTTTAACCCACCATTGAGAATCTCCACTTAACATTTGAGCATCAAAATCGGGAGATGATAGCGTTGTTTCTATGTAGTCAGCTAATACCCTTGATATGTTAATAGTATCAAACTCCCCATTTTCTCCTAATGCTTGTGGGTTGTATTTTGTAAAAGATTGTTGTGGTTCGCTCGGTACTTCTGATATTTTACCATTCCAAATAAATAATTGCAATATGTATTTTTGGCATATAAGTTCGAAGTCTACCGATTTAAAAGGTACTTTATAATTGTATGAGCTTAATGTTCTAATCATTGATAGTGGCATTTAAAAAATCGTCAAGGTCTAAATTATAAGCATCTAAGACTTTGTCGCTTAATGTTCTTTCTTCTTTGTTAAATGGTGTTGTAAAAAAATTGGTAGTTTCTAATCCTGTATGATAAACCGATGTTGATATAGCAAACAATAAACTCCTTCTTTTTTTAAACTTTCCTTTTTTATCTCTTGGCGCAATCCCCCTTCTAATAGTCCAACCATTAAAAGCCATTATAGGAGGTTTCTTTTTTTTATATCTATACGGACTGCCTAATACTCTTTTTAGTTTCCACTTACTACCATCCGCTTTCGTACCTCCTACACCTTTAACCCCTTTGTCTATAAACTTACCGTACTCTTCCCATTTGAAAGTGATACTATAAACATCATTAGTTATATCTAAATCATAACCTAAAGATTTTGATAGTTGCCCCGATGTGTTTTTATCTTTCTTCTTTAAGTTTTGTCTTGCTTGTGATACAACACTATCACCAAATTCGTCTATGGCTTTTTTTAAGAACATAAATTTATATCGGTATTCGGTACATCTACATCAAAGGTTAACCGCCAACCATCATATATATTCTTACCCTCATAAATAATAGGGTCGAGCGTAGGGTCTATACTGGCGGTGATATTATTATTAGCAAAATCTTTTACCATTAACAACCAAATACGATTTAATACTGCCTGTGTTTCGTTGAGGTTGTCTACCTCGTTATCGTTATTCCAAAACTTATCGGTATTTATTTCTTTGTTTATATCCCTAAGGTCTACACAGGTCAACTCAATAGTATATCTTATTAAAGAATTTGATGGAAAGCTACCCGATGTAATAAATATATCTAGTATCGGAAAGATATTACCTTTGTATGTATCAAGGTCTGCACCACCTGTTTTGGTAACTGTATTAATAAATACATCGTTATCTCCCAAAGATTTAATATAACTAAGTACTTGAGTATATGCGTTCATAAATGTGTTACATTTTTATTGGCTTCATTTCTTATCTCTGCTTCTAGTTTTGCTCTGTCTAGTTTGTGCGCTAAAAACATTAACATCTCATTTGCTTTAGTATTCAATACACTATCTATTTTTAATATATCATTATTAGCTAACTCTACTATTGTTGCGTACCATCCCCACTTGAACCAATAGTCTGCTGCCTTTGCTCCTTCGCTTGTACCTGATGAGCTGAATATCTCAGGGTAGCTATCCGTAATTCTTTTGACAAATTCAAAAAAAAAACTAATGCACCGTTAACAATATGAAGCGGTGTGTCTTTCATTCTCTCCGCCCACTCATTAGAACCATTGTATGATGCGATTGAGTAATTGCCTAACATATCTTTGTTTAAGATAGGTCTAAACAATATAGCCATTAGCTTATGTAGGCTTTCGGGGTCGCTATTATAGTTCATTAAATCGACATACTCTCCGGTAGTAATATCATCTAGGTTTGTATGAAAACCAAACTGTGTGTCGTGCATAGTAAAGAACTTTTCAAAAGCAACCTCACGAGACAACCCCTCGTTTATTAATTTTATAAGCTCATTCCTATCGTCTAAAGATATAAGATTAATTTGCTCATCGGTAAGCCCTAGAAATATAGTGAGTTTTTTACTGCTTAGTTCATACTCGGAATACTCTCCGCTTTCTTCGACTACAATATATTTTTGGAATTGTCCTAACGTTATATCAGATATATTTTCGGGTATTAATACTTTCATATAGTATTAACGAATTATTGTATTTATTGTTTTATCTAATTTCTATGCCAGTACTTCGACCTAAGATATAAGTAACTATGTAGCGTATTGCATCAATGGCATGATTATAATTATCTACAAATAACTTACTACCCTTATCTGCATAGATATAATTATTAAACTCTTTAGCTATGTTAGTGCTATTTTCTTCTAATATTATTTGGTAGTCTTGCAGTAGTGCGATACCTAGCGATATACTTCCTGCACCTTTCTCGGCTGCTACTATGTTACAACCCAACCGATATAGTTCATCTATTAAACGTGGCTCTGCGGAGTCTCCCACTATAAGGCTATTCTTACAAACCTCTAAATTTATATAAGCTATTTGCGTTGT